GCGGTGGCTGTATACACAACTCTCTGCGATGTGCCGTTTACAGATGAACCAGCATTAACAAAACCAGCCCCATCATACACCTTCATAGTGCTGGCAGACGTGTCAAACCACAAATCGCCAGTTGTAGGCGAGGATGGTGCGGTTGCGCCAATAAAGTAAGTATTAGCAAAGCTGTTGATGTCTGTAAGATTGTTTGCAACGGTTGTGACGTTAGCCGCTACAGCACCTACCGCACTTACATCAGATGATATCCCAGCCACTGTTGCTATATCTGCCGAATCGCCAGCTACTGTTGTTACATCAGCAGAAATACCAGCGACCGTAGTTACATCAGATGATATCCCAGCAACCGTAGTAGTGTTCGCAGATATCCCAGCAACCGTTGTAACATCGCTGTCAATACCTGCTACTGTGTTAATGTTAGCAATGTTAGTAGCAACAGTGTTTACATCTGCAATGTTCGTTGCTACAGTATTAACATTACTAATAGCACCGCCAACAGCATTGACGTTAGAGATATCTGTAGCTACTATTTCAATGTTAGATGAAGCAAGGTTCAAATCATCAGCAGCAGTCTCAATCTCTGAGATAGCTTCGTTCAAGTCGTTAGCTACTGTTACAACATCTGAGATATTAGTAGCTACTGTGTTAACAGACGCAATGTTCGTAGACACTGTACCAATATCTGTGGCATCGGCTGCAACTGCTGTAACATCGCTAGAGATACCTGCAACAGTTGTGACATCGCCAGAGATACCAGCCACTGTTGTAATGTTAGGTAAGTTTGTAGAGATGAACTGCTTGTTTACAGCATCAGTGTTGTCTACAGGGTCTGCAACATTCTTAATAATCTTACTCTGTGCGTCCCACTTATCGTCAGCACCTAAAGTAATACCATCGTTAGCCTTGTCCACAGCTTCCTGTGCAGCATGGAAGGTCTGAATGTTACTATCATCCAAGTCTTCCTCAGTTAGTACTGAGCCAGAGGCAAAGTCTACTGAACGTGCAGTAAGGTCTGTGGTTCTCCGCACCTGCACAAGCGTACCTGTAGCAGGGGCAGAGGTTAATTGGACACTTGCAGCAGAAGGAAAAGTCAGGCCAGTTTCAGCCACACCGTCTACTGTTACACTGATTTCAGAATTGTCAGTGAAAGTAAAGGGAATAGCGAAAGTGTCAGTCGCATTATCCCCTGTATAGTTTTGATATGAAAAAGCCATTTCTTTTCCTTTTAATTAACTGCTTCGTTAGCAATCCAGTTTAATCCTTGTCTAGCTCCATATAAGGAAGCATAAGGTATCAAGCGTAAACCACTTCTTACTTCGCTTTCTGAGACATCTCCCTCAAACAAACCTACTGATTTACCTGCAATAGTACCTACCTTACCTGCTTTTTCTAAAAGAGAAAGAGAAGCTGGAGTAATTGCATAATTATTACCAGACATTGTACCTGTTGTTATATCAAATATAGTAGCAAAAGTAGAGGTAGCACCTACCTGACCTAAAGCACCTTTAGTCATCATAGCAGGTGTCATCATTTTTTTGATGTACTCTTCTTTATCACTTCTACCTTCAGCGTTCATATATACTCTTGATGTGTACATTAGAGTACCCATGAAACTGGCTGACATAATAACTTTAGCTACAGTAGTTGCATCCCCATTGAAAGCACGAACACCCATACGCATAGCTTGTTGTTCCATAGCTGCCATAGGAAAGCTCATAAACTGAAATAAAGTCTTACCCCATTCACCCCTAAGGGCTGGGTTTAATGACCCTATGCTTACTTCCTGTACGCTCTGAGTAGCTTCACGATATACGGATACTTGAAAAATATCTAAAGCTTCCTTATCTTCCCAGTTTTTAGTATTTAAACTTTCTAGTACATCGCCCTTGTATGTAGCTTTGTTATTAATCTGGTCACGTATCCTACGTGCCATGTCTGGAGAAATACCTAACTGCTCCATTTTAATATCAGCAAAGGGGCTATTGTTTTTTCTAGCTGCTCTTGCCCATGCTGTAGAATAATTAAGCATAGATAACCTGCGTAGACCTGCTGTAACAGGTGAAAGTCCAGAAGCGAAAGACATAATCTCTCTACCTCTACCTAAGTATTCATCTGTTTTTGTAAAGTCTTCATCAGGCTCTATGTCCATAGTGTCACCTTCAAAACGAGATGTTTTTGTAAACTTTCCTGTAACTACGTCAGTTCCTAAACCAGTTAATTCTTCTAGTTCTCTAAGTAGAGCATTGTCTAATTTACCATCAGAAGCTAATCTAATCATCTTACCGTACTGAGGCATTGCTTTTAATAAGACAGGAATAGAATATTCCATAAGTACGTTGGTAAGCTCCATCATAGCTGCCATACCTGACATACCCATGTGCATAATAAAGCTAGCTTCTCTGGCTCTTCTAAGTACTCTACGTGTACTAGCAGTAGGCTGATTATCTTTAAAAGCTAAACGTCCTGTGACACTATCGTACATAAACTGCAAAGCTTCAATCTGCTGGTTCATTTCATCAGCAGACTGTCCTGTAGCTTGTGCTTCTTTTTGTATCTTAGATACCATAGCATCAAAGGTACTAGACAGGTCATTAGTATTAATACCATTACGAGCTAGTCCAATAGCTCCTGACATTTGGAATACATAAGCATTGTGCAGGTTCTCAATATCTTCCTCTAATAAATCAGAGAACTTAAGAGTTTGATAACTACCATCTGCCATACGTACATCAACAGAAGTATTTTCATCTAGCGTAAGTCTTGGTCTAGAACGCTTATGACCTTTAACACTAGTACTACGTGTTAGGTTATCAATAATATTACCAATAGTATTATCATCTAAACCTTCGCCTTGTAAGGCTTTTTGTAGGTCTTCCATGTTAAATTCAAAAGACCTGTGGATAGAAGTATACTGCCTATTAACAATGGTTTTAGCATAGCCTCTAGACATATCCCCAATCACATCAGGACTTAGGTTTTTCTCAATATCAGGTTGAGCATTTCTAATAGCACGTTCTACTAGTTCCGATACAGCACCTTCTAGTTGGTCACCGTATTTACTACGTAGCGCATTAATACGAGCATCACTGAAAATTCTAGGTAAGTAGTTAGGTTGGTTATCTAAAATACCTGTAGTAAAACCAGCTACATTATATTTAATAGCCTTGTTGCCTAACTCTCGTTGGGCATCCATTACATCTTTAGCTACTGCTCGTACTTCAGTATCTAGTGTATCATCTAAACCGCCTCTAACTGCCCTAGATACTAGGATGTTAAAGTCAGCATAATCTCCACCAGTACGGTTTTTCCATGCTTTTCTATTTTTATTCATAGAACGAGCAAACTTGCCTCTGTATACATGCTCCAACATAGACTTAATCTCTGTTGCGGATGCTCCTACTACTGTTCTATCTGTGTTACCAGAACTGTTAAGTCCTAGTCTGTCAGCCATAGTACGTACAAAACCATTATTAGAGTTTTTAGTCTGATGAAATACTGATAGACGGCTTCTTAAAGGAGCTAAAAAGCTACCCCCAAGTTGCTTAGCGGTAGCCCTAGCTTCTTCTTCGGTTATATCACCAACGGCTGTGGTTGTTACTACTTGCTCATCTGGTAAAGGTGTAGCATCAGGGTCTTCTAGGTCACCCCTACGTTCTACCTCATCAAAAATACGCTGAGTAATTTTATCACCTGAATTTGCTTCATAGAACAGACGTTCTTCAGGTGTAAGTTCCTCACCTAAAGCAACCTTTTGTACAGTTCTTTGAAGTTTAGCTTGTTTAGCAAAAGCAGTGGTAGCACCACCGATTGTTCCACCTAAAGTACCACCAATTAAACCAGCTAACATTACATCGCCGCCGTCTACATCGTACTTGAGACCAGCGCGAATGGCTTCAAAAGCTGAAGCTTCTACAGCACCTGCTGCAACACCAAGCCTTGCTGCTTTTCCTACGTTATAAGCTCGTTTAGCAAATAAACCGCCAGCAGTAGCCGTAGCTGTTACAGGAGCAGCAGCACCACTCATTAGTCCTACACCTGCTGTTGTAGCACCAATAGCTGCTAGTTCAGTTGGGTCAAACAAAGCTGCTAATATAGTAGCAGAAGTTCCCAACCAACCAGCAGCCGCTAGGTCTTTTCTATTCTGTGCTGTGATGCGATAGTCATTACCCATCTGCATAGCATAATCTAAGCTTACGCTACGTGCAGCATCTAGTACTTCTTCTATCGCATCAGGGTCATCTAGCCCACTTGTGAGAGCCTCTAGCATCTCATCGTCTACATCAGACACAGGGTTCATAGGAGTATCTGAGAACCTATAGCTATTTCTGATTAATGCGCTGTGGATGTGTTCTTCTTGAGAAGCCTTAGAGAACATAGAAGCGATAGTAACATCGCTATCTAATCTGTTAGCTCTATCCATCTCAGCCCTGAGAGTAGCCTCAGGTACAGTTGCAATGTAAGGAAGGGGTTTATCTTCAGTTGCCCCCGAAGCCTTGAGGAACTCCTCAGAAAGACCATAAGCCATTTATATACTCCTATCCTGCAACAACCGCAGCCATTGCTTTAGCACGTTTAGGTGTTTGATTGTGCCAGTTAGTTTGTGATTTAGAGCCGTTTGCACGTCTGTTATACAACATGTTAAAGGCAGCTTCTTCTAGAGCTTCCTGACGTTCCGCAGAACCCTCAGGTGCTTTAGCTGCTTCCTTTAGTGCAGTTAAGAATTTAGGCCAATCCTTAGGAATGTTAGGTGTACCTAGTTGATACGCCATACTTGCTAGAGCCGCCTGTTGTTCATCGCTGAATGTACTGAAATTAGGTACTTCTTTATTCCAGAAAGAATTAATCTTCTGTACCTTTAGCTTCATTACAGCATCAGCTTCCTCTTTAGTAATGTTATCTACATCTTTAATCAAGGCTTTTTCGTCAGGTTCTAAGGCTGGTATATAGAAACCATATCCTACAGAACGGTCTTTACCGTCTGGATAAGGAGTAGGCTCAAAACCTTCTTGACTAATTATTAGATTAGTAGCTTTATCAGCCGCTGTTTGTCCAACCATGTTTTCTATGTTACCTTCTCTATCGCTACCAGAAGCTTCTGTAGGGTTATTAAACAAAGAACCGAATACAGTCTGTATTAGAGACTTCTTTTCTTTGTTTGTACCTTCCATATTTTTAATAGCTTTTTGCTTCAGTACTCTGTTGATAAGCTCGTCACGTTGACTTTCTGAAAACTCTGCAACACCTTCAAAAGCCTGACCAAACTCTTCATTCATTTCTGAGACAATCTCGCTAACTGCCTGTTGTACTTCAGGCTTTGCAGCTTCTCGTAAGATAGCATCAGTGTAAGGTTCAACAGGAGCTTGTCCTTCAGCTACTGTAACATCATAAATGTTTTCTTCATTTACTCTAAGCCTTAGTTCACCAGCAGCCTGTGTGTCACCATCTAGTGCTAGTTGGTTTAACGCTTCATTAGATAAGTCTGGACGGTAGATATCTTTTCTCTGTGACATACTAACATCAAACTCAGATGTAACAACTCCTAATTGTCCTGTCATATACGCATCTTCTTCAGCTTGCCTACGCTGTCTTTCGTTAATCATGCTACTTAGCGTAGCAGGGTCGGTTGCTACCTTTAGAGGTACAGTCATAAAGTTACCTATTACTCTACCACTATCATCTATCATAACCACTGATAGCTCGTTCCTGTTTCCAGAGCTTTTTAAAGTTAAGCCTGAAGCTCCTACAGATTGCATAGCTACTTGAGCTTCCTTAGAAGCTGCGTATTCGTTAAGATAATCTTGCAATTTTACGGCTTCACCACCTGACCTGCTCGTGTCAGTATTAAGTAAAGATATAGCCTGAATAGTTCCATTAGAAGCTTCGATAGTTATGAAGTCTTTTTTAGCATCTTCTAGTGCTGCTCCTAAAGCTTCTTCCAAACCTACTCCATCTAATTGCATATAGATGTTTACACCGTCCTGAACATAGGAAGCTATCAAACCTTTATTAGTTACTTCATCTAAGTCTGTCACGTCAAAGACACCAGTATCTAGACCAGCTTCAATATCTTTTATTGTAGCTTTCTTAGTGGAAGCCTTTGGGTTAATGCCATGCACCATTCGTAGAGCTTCGCCCATTACCGCTTCAGGTTTAGCCCCTTTGCCGCCTATACCTTTTTTCTCAATCAGATAATCAACTACATGAAATAAGCGTTTAGTATCGTCATCCATTAAATTACTTTTTAATGGTAATTGATTTGCAGTAGCAAACTTGTAAGACTGATAAGCGTTCATAGCTTTTTGTATATTATCATCAGTAAGCTCAGTGCCTTGTTTAAATACAAACTTACCTGATGCAATAGCGTTAGAAGCTACTGTTGGTAGTATGTCCATAGGCTTCCAAAATTCAGCTACCTGTTCTTCCATACCTATTTGGTTCTGGTTAGCATACATCTCATAGGCTGATATTCTATCTTCATCAGTAACAGAACGTGTAGACCCATCTTGAAAAGTTACTTCTGATGCCCACCCTTGAATATCACCAGTGGTCAAAAAGTTACTAAGTGATGCTTGCATCTGTTGAGAAAAGAAAGTATCCTTCTGTGCGTTTATAAACTTAGAATCATAAGTAGCTAACCTGCTATCTAGTTGTCTCTTAGTATCAGAAAACCTTGTGTTGTTAAGCTGGTTAGACCTATCAAGCCATCTATAGATACCATTGCGTCCTTCTGTACCTGCTTGGTTAGCAGCTAATCCAAAAGCAAAACCATTAATATCATTCCAGTTTGTGCCTGATGTAGCCTGATAACCGTTAATAAGCTCATCAATAGCTTGGTCTTTTAGTTCCTGAGGAAGGTCAAAGTTTCTATCTATATGACCAATCTCATTAAAGAGGTCAGTCATTTCGTTAGTAATAGTGTACTCGTACTTACCCTTATCGTAGTACCTGCTAAAGAAGTCTAGGTTACCTAGCTGTAAATCTTGCTGGATGCCTGTTACTAGGTCTGTATCACCTGAAGTCATAGCAGCTTCTAGGTAAGGAGCAAATATCTCTTCTCGTCTAGCTGTAACTTCTTCTGTAGATAAGTTGTAGTATTCTTCTTCGTTATCAACATAATCGTTTAACGCTTCACGTAAAGCTTTACCTGTAGATAGCTTGGCTTGGAACGCACGTTTAGATGCTATACCCTTTTCAGCTTCTCTTTGTAACTTTAACTTCTCTTGTCGTTCAACTTCAGCTAAAGTGTTAATAGCTGGAGATACAGCTTTTACAAACTGACTTAGTTCACTCTCTTGGTACTGAGATGTTTGACGCACGTAAGTCTCAACTGGACGAGCGACAGCTTGAAGTCTTGCAGAAGGCCGCAGCTTTTCTACTTGAACTCTCTTCTCTGCCATTTAGTACTCCTATTCAAACTCGTTATCATTACCCCAGCCAAACCTTGAGGTATCAAAAGTAGTACTAAAGAAACCATAGTCAGGTTGTTCGGGAATATCTACGTTATATTTCTGCTGTGCTGCATAAGCACTAGCAGCAGTTCCTACAGCCGCAGCTAAGAAACTAGGCGGTTGCCCTTGCTGTACAGATTGTATTCTAGACAAAGCTTCCGCAGAAGCACCCATACGTTCTAGTTCAATCTGTCTTTCTAAGTTATCTATGTTTGTATTGATAGTAGTTAAGCCTCTTAGTTTCTGGGCTTCGTAATTATTAATTATATTATCTACGCCTTGACCTGCCACACCAGCTTCACCTGCTGCTACTTTAGCACGTTCTCGTTTTTCTAGAGCTTCAATACCTAGTAACTCTTTTTGCTGTTGCGCTGCTTCAGCTTCCTGAAACAAACGCTGGTTTAACGATTGTATTTTAGCATCTCTTGCCTGTGCTGCTGCCTGTCTATTTCTTTCGTAAGCTGCTTGTTGTTCTCTAGCTGCTCTACGTTCTTCCATAAAACCGACAACACCTTGACCTATCTGTAGTGCTGCTGCCCAACTCATGTTTGTATCCTCACAAATTCTAAAAAGGGTTTGTTTCCTACACCCCATGTTTCATGTCGTTTAATAAATGTGAAGCCGACAAAACGTAGCCAATCTATAGCTACCTGATAGTCTGCGTCAACAGCGTTAGTTAGTAGGGGGTACTTCTTGTTTATCTCTTTGACCCACTTACGTGAGCCACGTAGGAAGGGTAACCATATCTTTGTAATAGGTGGGGCAGTAAGAAGCCATACAACTCCTTCTCCACCCACACCATACATACCTGCAATTTCGTCAGTATCTTCTACAAGAAAAGTCCAACACTCGTCTGACTCATTAAAGCCTACTTGCAGTGCTTCTTCAGGGCTACCATGTGAGGCTATTACCTCTGCTTCGTCTTCTGGTCTTAGGTTATCCTTCAACCAATCCACGTCAGCTTGGATACTCTTCCTCACATAACCCTTCATTACATTCTCCTTGAACGTAGTACATAGAAGCCTTCCCACTCTGCACTCTGAAAAGCAGCAGGTAGGTGACTATCACTCTGTATTACAATCTTTGTATCTGAATTACCTACTACACCAAATTGGTATGTACCGCTATCAATAGCAGCCTTGTTTAGTAAGTTAGCAGCACCGCCTACGATACGTCCTGTAAAGGTACGTGTGTAGGTAGCACGTCTAGAAGGCGTAGTATTTACAGTAAAGAAACCTGTATTGTTATACACTACAGACCAGTTACGAATACGTAGGTCTGCTGTGGTTACAGGATTGTTATTAATCTTAGGTACAGGTTCAGAGAACTGGTACTTAAATGTAAAAGGTATGCCAGCATAGACTACCTCACCAGCAGATAGCTTACCTGCTACAGATGATAGAGGTATAATACCGCCATCCTGTGCTATATAAATAGTATTACTATCAGTATATGGAACAGTTGTCAAGCCTGATGTTTCTAGTCGTACACGTCTATCCAGATGAATAGAAAACTTACCATCAGTATAGCCTGTAGCTTCGTCAACCGACAAGTTAATACGCTCTAGGAATAAGTTAGAACCACGCTTAATAAGTATATAGATATCTGCTAGGTTGAATGACACACCTATGACATCGCCATCAAATACCCAACGTGACCACGAAGCCTGTAGCTTCTCTCTACCCTGCCAGTAGTACCTGTACACATAGAAAGCTTGTGTATCGTTACTAGACTGTAGTATGAGCATATCCTCGTTAGATGATGCTTGAATGTTTGTTACCTCACCGTCAATGTACTCAGGGACGTGTGATGTAATCTCGCTAGCATCGTTGGTATCTGTATCACTATCTACAAAGTACTCCCACATGCCTGACCACGCACCACGCTTAGACGCAAAGTATACGTACTTACCAGACTGTGCTGGCTTGGCTCTCAGGGATGCCTCAAACTCTGTTGTGTTAGCAACATTGATAGTCTCAGGGGTAAGTACAGGGTCACCTGTAACCTTGAACTGTGTGAGGTCTGAGAAGAGCAGAAGGCTCTCGTTAAATGGTACAGCATGTTTAAGTATACTAACTTTGTTAGAGGATACTGCCACATCTATGGGGTCACTATCTACAATAGTTAGTGCTGACTTACGGAAGAAGTCAAAGTCTACAAACTCACCTGCACGAGAAAAGATAACATTCTCATCTGCTAGTAGTCCTAGTCTATTACGATGGAAGAAGATATCAGCTAACTTAAATCCTATAAAGGAAGGAAAGGGGTTGGTATCATCGTTACCAATCTTTCTATCTGCGTAGGATTGCTCGTCAAATGTAAAGTTAGCACTAGTATCTTTTACTAGCTTGTGTGGCATAGTGCTAGCATCTAAGTCAATGATGATGTTAGGCTCTACTGTTTCTTTCCATACGCCATTATCAAACTTAACGTAGTAATCATCCTGTGCTTTCTGGTTATCCCCTGCTACCTCAATAACAAAGTCATTAGGTGATTCAACAGGTAACTTCTTAAAGTCAGGTGTAGTATCTTTGAATACTAGTAGGTGGTCACCACCATGAGAATCACCTACTTCTACTTGAAAGTTTGTAGTATCTGTGGATTGTATGTGTAACACTGAACCGTAGCGTGTAATCGTCAGACCAGCAACAGCAGAAGCATTAACAATATTATCGTAGTATGTGCTGTTTACACCTGCGGCACTAAACGTATCTAAGTTCTCTGCAATCAAGTCAGTTGATGCACCACGCTCTGCGTTCTGTGTTAGAGATGTACTAGACTGTGTACTAGATTTAGTTGCAAATTCTACAGTACTTGTGTTTGCACCTTTGGTTAGTTTAAGTCTATATGTAGAAGAATAGTCAGCTTGTTTAACATACACTAGTGCCTCTGGATTTCTAGCAGGGGACGTTGTAGTGCCTTGAGCGACTGTTACATTCTTGTTAATAATAAAAGTATTATCTGCGATAGATACAGCAGCAAGTTCTTTACTAGGGTCAGTCAATCCTGATAGGTATGAAGCTGCGTTGTTAGTAATAGTACGTGATGTACCATCCTTATCAAACACACGAATAGTACCTGCTGTGTCAATCACTAGAGAATAAAACTCATTCTCGTCTCTACGAATAGTGTGAATAAAAGCTTTATCTAGGTTTGATATAACACCTAAGTCAGCTACGTGCTGTGTGCTAGGACGCTTAGACAAACCTGTGACCACACTAGACAGACCATTCTCTTGTAGCTCTGCCTGTGTATTAAGGCGTAGAGATGGTGGCTGTTGAGACACCCCATTGATTAGGTTGGGGATAGATTGACTGATGAGTGCCATTAGAAAGTTCTCCTACCCTGCCTATCAATAATGCTGAATGTGTCGTAATTATCAAATATGTTATGGTCATCAGAAGCTTTGTCAAACTCTTTCAGTTCAAACATAGCTCGTTCCTCGTCACGTACTTGAAAATCGTGAAGAGTGTTAGACCCTACAATACGGTCTTGGAATATTCTGGTTGCTCTAAGTGTAATATATCTTTTACATACCTCAGGCAAATCATCAAAGTTTAATTGAACTACTACGTCTAGCTTAGTGTTAGCACCAATGTTAAACGTGTGGTTCTTTCTGTCATACATCTTCAGACCACGCTGAACTAAGTCAGGACTGTTTGCCTCTAGTGTAGCGTCTGCACGTAGGATATCTGTACCTAGTACTATCTCACCGCTAGTATTCTGTGCGTATGATTTATTTAATTCTGTGTTAAAGTGCCAGCCCATTGACTGCACTTCTCTGTCTACAGTGTTAAGTATAGTCTCTGCTATTTCGGCTTCAACCAAACCAGAGGAAAGGCTGTTGACAGGTGCTTCACCTATCGCAGAGAGCATAGTGTTTACTGCGTCTAGTTGGGTTGTTGTTGCCATGTTATCACCACTTTACTTTGTTAGCCCAATAAGCTGCACTGCTTTCACCTTTGGCTATATTCTTACGATGCCTAGCCTTAAATGATTTACGTTGTTTAGCGTTTTGGTTAGTCTTTGCACCCTGTTCACCAAACCTAATTAGTCTTGGGTTATCTTTAGTACCTACAAGAACAGCATGAGATTTCTTAGGATGCTTGGGTGTTCTCTTAGGTATCCGCATACCTTTAAAGGTTTCGCCACCACGTTCTATACCCATATCACTTCTTCTTATATTTGTTAGTTATAGGTTTGCCTGTCTTCTCAGCTTCTTTTTTAGCAGAAGCCATGCCCTGCTTAGTATATTTGTAATGTTTCTTACCTACTTGTGGCATATCTTACTCCAAACAAAAAAGGAGAGAGGCTCTAGAAACCTCTCCCCTCTATTAATTAGGCTTCAGACAAAGCAACGCATGATGCTGGACGCAGGACGTTATGCCCCATTGCGTACTTAGCAACCATGAGTGTACCTTGACGGTTAATCTGGTACTCAGATTCCATGCCCAAGTCGAGCAGCTTAACAGTAGCTACAGCGTCAGGAGTGAACACAAAGCCCTTGAACTTAGAAGCTTCTGCAACCATGTCACGCCCGTCTACAGCAGCAGTAGGCAAGTCATAGTGTGTTGTACGGCCTGAACCAGCAGTGTTAGCTAGTGGAGCATTGTCTGATGTCTTACCTTCGTCAGCATCACCTGTAGTAAAGTTCTGATACAGGTTAGCTACGTTAGCGTGGTTAGACATAATGATTGGCATACCAGCGATTGATGCTACAGTTGCGTCAGCTACTGAACCATTACCACCGAAGTCACGGTTCATGTATACCAACTTGTTACCGTCAGTCACATCCATCAGCGCGTAGTACTGGTCTGGAGCAAGTACAACAACAGCACCATCAGTAGGTACGTTCTTTACTTCCATCTCTTTACGTGCGTCAAAGATAGCTTTAGCAATCTTAGCTGGGTCTGTTGCGTCAGCAGCAGCAGTACCGATATCTACGTTGTTGGTAAAGTCTTCTTCAGTGAAAGACTTATAGTCCTGTACGAGACCAGCAGCAGCAGTAGCGTTTGTTGACAGAGCAGCTTTTACCAGCATACGTGCTACGTTACGGTCAGCTTCGTTAGCCAACGCAATACCAGCTTCTTTAGAGTAGATGCTACGTACATCGTAGTGGTTGATTGCTTCATCAATGTTCGCAATGAACTGTGAACTAATCAGCAAATCGTCAATGGTTACGATACGCTCACCTGCACGAATGTTACCACCAGTAATCTCATTTCCTGGAGTTAGGTATTCGGCAGTTGCACGTCCTGTCATTGGGAACGATGCTGATTTACCTTTGGAGATAGTGCGAGTACGCACCTTATCCATAATTACTTTCTTTTCCTCAAAGGCGGTCAGGACTTCCCCAGCATATAGCTTAAGGAAGAGGTCACGAACGTCACCTGAGAGGTTATTTTGACCCTGAAAGCTTACGGTGTAAGCAGGGTTAGAAGCAGCTTGTGCCATTTTTATTACCTCATAGATTAAAATTAAAGTTAGTGCCTCAAGTTTACTGAACTTTCTCCAGCAGATTGTCCCTCGCAAGGGGTCAGGGTTAGTCGTACCTAGTAACTTTGAGATAGGGGATGTCCCCTTATAAATACATAAAAGGGTGAGGTCAGCGTTACCTGTTACCTCACCTGACACCTGCCCAGAGCAGCCGTATATAACGTCCTAAGGTAGCGAATCTTCTGCACGTATGACGTAACTTCGGGGGTGTATTCATGTACTTATAAGGAGAGGGGGTTTGGCTTTACAGTGAGCGTTATTATCTCTCTGTCCAGTAGACCCCCTACTCCCATGCAACAATTAGAACAGGCTAGAACGAGCAAGCTTATCAGCTACCTGTTGCCTGTAGGCAGGGTCTTTACTATATCTAGGGTCACTCATAGCAGCAGTGAGTTCAGCATTACTTTCAAAACGCCCACCTGAGGATACAGCACCTGTTTGTCCCTGCATTAGGGTAGGCTCTGCCTCAGAACGATAACGTGCATTGAGACCTTGTATAGCAAGTCTAATCATATTAGGGTCTTGCGTTTCCATTGTTGCATTGAAGGCATCAATTTCACTCTCAGGGAGTGCATCGGATGCCCACGAAACCATGTTGTTGTAATCTTCTTGACCACCTACGATATCATACATCTCAGTAGTCACTTGTGATGCAAGAGCGTTCTGCCCTTGTATCCATGTATCCACAACAGAGCGAGGAAAACCAGCTTCATCTAACGCAGCATAGGCATCGTCAGACAAATTACCAGTTTCGTTGTACTCTTGTTGGAATACATCAAAGTCTAAGCCCTTGTCATCCAAGAGTTCAGCTACATCGGAAGCCGTTTCTTCTCCTGTAGCTTCTACTTCTTCTTCTTGTTCCTGTTGTCCTTGACC